TCATTCACCCCATAATGCTTTGTCAACGGCTTCAGCAATTTTTTCCTGGACCGATCTTTCAATGTGGCCATACAGGTCATTTGTAATTACGATTGTGCTGTGGCCCAGGCGGTCGCTTACTCCTTTCATCGGGACATTTTGAGTGATCATCAACGAGGCAGCGGAATGACGCAGATCGTGAAACCGGAGCGATATGAGGCCGTATTTTTTCATTCGGAGTTTAAATCTTTCTGAAACATGCGATGGGCTAAAAGGCTTTCCGTTCGGCCATGTGCAAACAAAATCGCTATCTGATTTATAGTATTTTCCCCCGAGCTCTAATTTCATTTTTGATTGTTTTTTATGGTGCTCCTTAAGCATATTCACAATACGATCAGTAATTACGATATCTCTTCTGGATGTATCTGTTTTTGTTTTATCCTGCAATACTGGGCGTCCATTTTTCATGATATAGTTTTTGCGAATACGAATAATCTTATTTTTTAGATCGATGTTTTCCCATAGCAGTCCAAGAACTTCGCCTCTCCGGAGCCCAAGGACAACGGATAAATAAACCGGAATATACATTTCATCATCTCGAAATTTATTTAGCGTTTCTCTAATCTGTTCTACAGTTAAAAAGCCAGCTTCAAAGGGGTCTTTTGCTGGTGGTTTAGCCAATTTTGCCGGGTTTTTCGCTATTGTTTCTTCTTCGTATGCATCTTCGAGGGCTTTGGACAAAACACGGTGGACATAAAGGATCGAGGTGCCAGATAATTTCTTAAAATGCCTAACTTCTCCATCGACTTTAATTTCTCGGTCCTTTTTTAACTCCTTATAAAGGTCTTTGATATGCGCTGCCTTGAGATCCTGCAGTCGGACCCCGCCAATGTATGGATTGATATGGCACCGGATGTTAATTTCATATCCGCTATAGGTTGTAAGCGAAAGCTCATCTTCTCTTCCCTCAAGCCAGTTATTGAGGTATTGGAACAAGAACATTTTTTGAGGTTCTATATAGGTTCCATGGTTAACACTTGCCTCTTGATCGGTTAGGTATGCCTTTGCTTCCTTTTCTTTTTTAAAGCCGCCTTTGTATTTTTGGATCCTCTTGCCGGTGCCATCATATCCTGCATCGTACCGGATCTCATAACATTTTTTCTTTTCGTTATATTTGATAGTGCCCACCTAAATCACCTCTTCCCACAGTTCAGGTTTTAGCAGATCTCTGGACTTTTTCACTTTTATACCGCCTTGCCGTAGGCGATGACGGAAAATCCTCAGTTTGTCTATAGCGAAGCTTTGCGTCACGCTGAAATGTTCGGCCAGTTTCGCTGCTGAAAAGCCCATTATAAGGATTTATCTATCGCATCATAGCCTTTTAAAATCAAACTTTCTAAATTACGCAAATCATTTAGTGATTCTATAAAAATTCTACTGCTGTCTTCTCCGTGCCCCTTTGATGCTGCTTCTATTTTGTAATCACTAACATTTTGGCTCACTATTTCCATCGGCAACCTAATAATCAAATATTTATTTGTGCTTTCTAAATTAAGCCGGATAAACCACTTAAATATGCTTTTAATAAAGATGCCAAAGTAGTTAACCGTATCTTTGTATTGCAAGTTTGAAATATCCCTATCATTAGACACCAATATTTTTTTTATCATTTCAAACCCCTTGAGCTCTTCTTCTGTGGTAGCAATTTGCTTCTTGGTAATTTGTTCATTATCACCTGCTTCCTCAGTAGATTTTTCCTCCTCGGCTGTGGGGGCGGCTTCCTGCTGAAAAATCCCCTGGCTAACTATATCAAGGATGGTATTTGAAATGGATTTTTTAACTATAGGCCTAAAACGTTCTATTACATTGCTGGTAATACGAGTATCACTGAAATCTTTGATCAGGTAACGGATGAAATCATCTGATGGATTTTTAAAAAGGTCTTTTAATTTTGCGTTGAGATTTGAAGTATAAATAAGGTCTTCGGCATATCTTACTAAAGATTCTGTCTCAAAAGTTTCTTTCCTGAATCTGGTTAAAACTTCTATGTCATTTGCTGATAAATCAGTGACGTTAATCACAGCAAAAGGGTTATCATCCATAATGTTATTGGAATCTACGTCAGTGAAAAATTTATAAGTAACTCCGTTAGTAATAATCGCCAATTTGACTTCAGGAGTGGCATTAAAATACCTTGCCAGTTGGGAATCGTGGTTATCTGTGTTTTCTGTAACTGCTTTAGCTTCAATAAAAATTATTGGTTTATTATCTTTGAAGATTGCGTAGTCTGCTTTTTCACCTTTCTTCTTACCAAAATCTGAGATATATTCTGATTTTACCTCCAGAGGGTTAAAAACATCATAGCCGAGAACTTGAAGAAAGGGAATAATCAAGGCCTGCTTAGTCATTTCTTCGTTAGTTATATGTTTCTTTCTTTCAATGATTTGAACTGAAAGTTTTTGAAGTTCTTCTTTGAAAGACACCGTGAGCCCTCCTTTATTATTTATTTGCTAACAGCGTAAGCTTCCATTATCTCTCTAAAAAAGAGATCAGCCTTTTTCTCTGTCTCTTTGTGCTGTATATCCATCCCTAGAATATATGTTTGCTTGGGCATGTCCTCAATGATGTGGTATAACTCGTGGAAAAATACCTCCCGTTTTGTTTCTGGAGATAATAACTGATTAACAAAGACATGATAATAACCCGTTCTTGATTTATAAACAAAAGCGGCTACTTCACCACCCAGAGAGACCTCATGCGGAAATATATCAAAGGCCCGCATTACTTCAGTAGGGCAAATGTTTTTATCTAAAAGACTACGTAGTATTTGATATTTGGGTTTTTTTCTTAAATCTAAGGAATTCATATAATCCTCTTATATTTAGCAATCATTATTTTGTTGCTTCTTCATCTTCCACTATTTTTATGTAACGGATTATTCGCTTGATGCTATTTGTAGATAGGAGCTTGACCTGCTTAAACAGTAGCTGTAAATCTTCTCTTTTGGTTAATTCTTGAAAAAATTCTAAGAGATCTGGATCATTAGCTAAAGCAGAAACGATTTTTTGTTCTGATTTCGATATCTTTGACATTAGAACAGAATCATTATTATTGTCACTTGACCATATATAGCCAGCAGCGCACATAAGACCTTCGTAATTAACTTTCAAGAAAGGCGCTATTTTTTTAAGGGTATCAGGTGTTGGTCTTGTTTCACCACGCTCTAATCTGGCAATTGTGGAGTTGTCTACCCCACAAACATTTGCCAACTCATTCTGGCTTTTAAAGCCGGCGACTTCCCTTTGTTTTTTTAGCCATTTCCCGAAATTTATTTGTTCCATTTTTTAAACCCCCTAAGCAATTATAAATTATTGTATTGCGTCAATGCAATACATTTATATTTTTTTGATATTTTTTTAAAAAAAGTATTGCACATATTCCACGCAAGTGGTATTCTAATATTGCAAGGATTCCATGCCAAAAGGGAGTGGCTCTATGATCAACATTGGAATTAAAATCGATGTATTAGAGGTACTGCAAAAGGATCATTCTTTGAACGATACTGAATTAGCGGTTAAAATGGGCATTGACAGAACTCAATTATGGAGAGTTAAAACTAACCGCAGCATTCCTGGGGAAGGATTTATAGCAAAATTGTTGGCTTTGTTCCCTGACAAAAAGTTTGAAGATTTATTTTTTTTAAAAAAAGTGTCGCATTGATTCCAAGAGATTAACCCCGATCCCAGCAGCCTATTAAACGGCACCAAGGAGGCCAAAACCGGTACCAGCATAAGCGAAGGAGGCAGGACAGTGAAAGCACTGCAAAGGCAAGATTTTGTATATGGTGAAAACCCCGTAAGGACAATTATAAAAAACAGCCAGATATGGTTTGTTGCAAAAGATGTCTGTGAAATTTTAGAACTGGGAAATGTAACCATGACGATTCAACGACTTGATGAAGATGAGGTCAATACTATTGAGGTCATCGATGCTTTAGGCAGACAACAAAATACAAATATTGTCAACGAGCCCGGCCTCTACTCCCTAATTCTTACCAGCCGCAAGCCTGAAGCCAAAGCATTCAAGCGGTGGGTTACTCACGAAGTATTACCAGCAATCCGCAAAACCGGCACATACCCCACCAAACGCAACTCCTTCCCCTGGATGGATTCTCTCGGTATTGCACTGCGTCAGGACACCAGACTTAACAAAGGCCTGTCCAAACCGGAGAAATTGCGCCTGCGTGCTGGATTACTCCGGCAGACGCAGGAAGAAACCGGCCATAACTATGATGACATAATTTCAATACTTGAAACCTCTGCAAATAAGCAAGAACAAAAAATTACCCAGATGGAAACCTTCAGGGCACACAAAGCAGCCGAAGCAGAAGCCCATACCCTCAGCAAACAGGCAAAGCAGGCCCTGAACTGGCTCTGGAACGAATACGCGGAAAAAGGTGAAAAACTGGCTCTGGAGCGGGACGATTACTTGCTGGTGAGATACGACCTATGGAAAACCTGGGCGAAAAGACACAGGTATAACCTGACACTCATATTGAGGGAGTTACATCGCCAGGAGCTGGTTAAAAAGTTTCGGGAAAAAGACAAGCAAAGGTATGGTCTTAGGATGCGTCAAGGTGATAGTTGCCGGACAATGGTTTTTGTAAAGCGGGAAATTAATGATGAAGGGAGGGATCATAACTAAATGTACTGCCAGGAGTGCGGCACGAAGGCGCCCGATACTGCAAATTTCTGTCAAGAGTGTGGACGTAAAATACCCAAACCGGGCGCCGAAGACCGCTCAAGACGTGTTCACACCGTTGCTACGGCCTTGCAGGAATACTTCCAGGGCGCCATCGGTGAAACAAAACTCAGGGAAGCTATAAGACGAGGTAAAATTCCTCACTTCCGGATCGGCGCCAGGATTATTCTCAGGGAGGAATCACTAGATGCCTGGATAGCGGAACAAGAGCAGTTTTCAGTAGCTAAAAGAAAGCATCCTTACCAGTTGATTAAAAAAAGCTTGGAGGTGATTTAAATCAAACCTGGTTTGATAGTGAAACCCGCGGCTAAGTCGTCAGCACGCTGCAAGGACTGCCGGCACTTCGAGCACCGGCGGCGAGCTATTGGTAATTGCCAGATATCTACTGAGATTGATTTTAAAAATGGGGACCTGAAAGATACCCTGATCCATGGTTTGAAAAAAGCTTGCCCGATGTTTGAAGCAAGAGAGGTGATAAAACGTGAAACTGAATGCTGCCGCAATCAGGCATAGTCTGGCCGAGCGGGAAGCCGAAGAAAAATTCTTAGAAAAACTATTTCAAGAACAGCAAAAACAGCTTCGTCAGAAAAAACACATAAGCAGATCCTGGGTGGACTTACTCATGATGGCGGAATGTGCCATGCTGGTGCTACTAATTGGTATTGCATGGTTAATAATGTGGCTTTGGCGGGGATAGCGTAGCCATGAGCGAAATCAGCAATTTCATCACCCAAGCCCAGCAAATGGGCGTTAAAATCTACCTCCAAGATGGCCAGCTCAAACTTGAAATGCCCTGGCCGATCGAAGCCATCCCGGATCCGGTCCGTTACATTCTGAATGAACTGAAAAAACGGCAACCCGAGGTGCTGACCTACCTTGGCCCCGACCAGGAAAAATACTGGGAGGCCGTATTAACAAACGCATATTTTCTGCATTTCCCGAAAGGCAATGGGGAATTTGAACCGCTGAGGCCTCTGCATGGTACCTTGGAGAAATTGAAAAACATCGGCGCCAGAATCTCAAAATTTGAAAGAGAGAAAACTGTCAGTCTGCGATTAGAGCAGGGGAGCGCCCCATGGATAGCATGGAATCACACCCGGATTGAACTCTTACTCAATCAAAAAGAACAACTAAACTGGCTACTTGCATTATCAGCCATGGGGACTGCCAGGGATTATGCTGACCTGAATGTTGACCTTCCACCGGAATGGATAGAGGATACCTTGGGAAAGCACAGAGCCCGGATTGCGGAATTCCGGGCGGCGATAATCAAGAACAAGCACAACTACCGCTATTTTAGGGTAAACTCCAGGCATATATACTGCCTGGCGCCGTGTAAGACCGGGCGCCGGGATGTGACGGAGCTTACTCCGAAAGAGGTGGTACTGGTAGCCGAGGCCCAGGATGCGGGCATGATCCCGCCCGGTCAGGATGGGGCAAGAAGTGCGTTGAAATGGAGAGAAAAAAGGTGATATCATGGCTGGCCAGAGCGGCCACAACCTGAGTATACGGAATAGCAGGCGCGGATATCCACGCTTCCCGTTCGAGCGCAGTGACGTTGGGGACGGCTACGCCGGCGCCGGGCCGGTAATCACATACTGGATGAGCCCGGAGGAGATAGCGGCCAGGTACGGGGTGCCTCCAACAAAGTCAGGCGCAAGAAAACCCGTCTTTTTCAATTGGAAACGGAAAAAGAAAATAAAGAAGGAGGACAAGATGGAAATAACGGTCGAGCGAAACGAAACTGCCGTTTTGGATGAAAATTACGAAGTTTTGCGTAACGCCAGCCAGACTGGGCCAGAAGGAGCGCAACCGCCTGAGCGCCCGAAGACGCAGCGGGAGATTCTGGAGGAAAAGCTTACAAAAGAATCATATCTGCAGTACAAGCAAGAAGGTCTCTCTGATGACGCAGTCCTCATTAAATTAGGACTGCCGACAATGTGGCGTTCTTCGCTGACCAAGCTGAAAGTTGAATGGGGTTTGCTTGGAATGAAAATCAATACCCCAATTCCCGTTGCCGCGGCCGCGGGGGCGGTGCGGGAGAAAGATGAACCGGCGACCGCCCGGATGACCATTGCCCAGGCCCTGGAACTCCGGGACGAACTTGGGGATGATATAAACGACCTTGAGTACCTTCTGCAGCAAGCCGAAGGAGTAAGCCTGTCGCCGCGACTGGTGAAGATGCTGATCTGGTACCATGACGAGTACCAGCGGTGCCTAGAGCGAATTAAAGAGGTTTTTAACTCCGTGACTATTGCAATATAAGGAGGACAAGCATGAAACTGTATGAATTAACCGGTGCTTTCAATGAAATTTTCGACAGCCTTGAATCAGATGACGAGCTTAATTTTCAGGCGCTTGAGGACACACTTCAGGCAATCGAGGGGGTCATTGAACAGAAAGCCAGTAGCATTGCCAAGATAATTAAATCTCTCGAAAAAAGCGCCGATGCCTTCGACAGTGAATCCAAGCGCCTGGCCGATAAAAAGAAGTCCACGGAAAACAAGATTAAATGGCTCAAAGATTATCTACTCCAGGCCATGGAGCTCACGGCAAAAGACAAGATTTTTACCGATATCGGTACCGTTGCACGTCAGAAATCGCCGGCCAGTGTTTCCGTGCTGGACATTGAAAAAATACCAAAAGAATACTGGTATATCCCGGTACCTGCGCCCATTCTGGATAAGAAATTGATACTCGACACCATTAAGCGTGGAACTGAAGTTCCCGGCGCCGCCCTTCACCAGGGTTACCACATAAGGATTAGGTGATAAGAATGGAACAAAAAAACATCGCGGCCAAACTTGTACAGGTCATGAAGACCTGCGGCTATGTCCAGAAGGACAGCGAAAACAAGGAACAAAGGTACAAGTATGTTTCCGCTGCGGCCGTGGCCGAAAAGGTTAACCAGGCCCTGGCCGAGGCCCGCCTTGCCAGCGTGCCGGAATTCTCGCTAGTCAGCGAAAAAGAAAAAGCCACCGCCCGGGGCGGCGTATGGCAGTTGGTTACTGTGCAGTGTAAGCTGACTATTATCGATGCTGATTCTGGTGAATCGGTCACCGTCACCAGTCTTGGCACCGGTACTGATCCTGGCGACAAGGCAGTGGCCAAGGCTCAGACCATGGCCATGAAGTACGCCTGGCTGACCGCACTGAATATTGAGACCGGCGACGAACCGGAAAATGACGGAAGGACAGACAAAGAACAATTTATGCAATCCGGTGCGACGCCGGCGCCGCTTGGCCCGGGATTGCCTCCGGGGTTGCCCGACACTCCAAAAATCAGGGCTATTTGCTATCTATGGCAATGCCTGAATTGGGATCTTGGCGCTCTGCAGGAATATCTGGAACGGCGTTTCGAAAAGCAGATCAGCCAAATATCAGATCTGGAACTGGCTGTGGTTGAGGATGAAGCGAAACTCTATTATCAAAGAACGAGGTGATTTTGTGAACCAGGTAGGTATTTTAGGTAGATTCACGAGGGACCCGGAACTAAGGTATACACCGCAGGGTAAAGCAGTAGTCAGATTTACCCTCGCCTTGAACCGTTATGGCAATAATAATGAAGCTGACTTTTTTGACTGCGAAGCATGGGAGAAACAGGCGGAAAACATCGCCAATTCATGCAGTAAAGGCCACCGTCTATTAGTATGGGGTCGGCTCAAACAGGATCGCTGGACGGACCAGCAAACCCAGCAAACCAGGACTACCGTAAGAATTGCGGTGCAGGGATTTTCTTTCATCGAGCCTCCGCCTTCACAAGGACAAGCAGCCCATCCGCAGGGCCCGGCGGGCGGGTATCCGGGATATCCATCGCCGGCCGGCGCCCCCGGTTACGTTCCACCACCGGGACCTGGTGGGTATCCTCCCTATCTTGGACAACAGGGACCTGGCCAGTATCCTCCCGGACAGTATCACCAGGGACCTCCCGGGCCCCCCTCGGGATATCCAGCGGCTGGGCAGCATAGCAAACCTCCCGCTGGCGCGCCGGGAATGCCACCTGGCCCGCAGCCCCCCGGGCAGCAGGGGTTCAGTGGAAACTTTGATGACATCCCCTTTTAAGATGGTTTACCTGCTTCATTTTGCTAAAAACTATCGTCACGCAAAACATTACATTGGTTTTGTTGATGGCGGCGAAGATGAACTGCAGTCCAGGCTTCAGCAACATAGAGCCGGGACCGGCATTGATTTTGAGTTGGTCCGGGTATGGCCTAACGGCGACAGAAATTTTGAGCGCCGCCTGAAGAACATGAAAAAGGCCAGTCAGTATTGCCCTATTTGCAAAACAGAGAGGAAAACCCATGTTCACACTTCGACATTATCAGGAACTGCTCATTGAAGGCGTCCGTGACGAGTTCCGCCAGGGGCGCCGGTGCACCTGCATGGTGGCCCCCTGCGGATCTGGGAAAACAGTGATTATGGCCTGGATGGCGGCGCAAACCGCCGTCCGGGGCCAGCAGGTATTATTTACAGTCCATAGACAGGAACTAATTGACCAGAGCAGCCGGACGTTTTCCGCCATGGGAGTGCAGCATGGAATTATTGCCCCGGGTAGTCCGAACACTGATGAGCGGATACAAATCGGTAGCATTTTCACTGTGGTTAGGCGCTTAGGTAAAATTCAAACTCCAGGGTTGGTAATATATGATGAGGCACATCACAGTACGGCTAAAACCTGGAAAAAACTGCTAGAATATTATCCTCAAGCTTTCGTCATCGGCCTCACCGCAACTCCGGCCCGCATGGGCGGGGAAGGCCTGGGGGACGTTTTTGAATCCCTCGTCCTGGGACCGTCTGTACGCCAGTTGATTGATTGGGGCAACCTATCACCCTATCGGTACTATGCCCCGCCTGTAAGGGCAAATCTGGACGGCCTACGGGTCAAATACGGAGAGTATGTCCGGTCCGATATTGCTCTCCGGATGGATAAATCGGAAATCATCGGGGATGCCATTGAGCAGTATAAAAAACTTGCCGATGGAAAACGGGCCGTTTGCTACTGCGTAGGCCGGGCACATTCCGAGCATACCGCAGAAATGTTCCGTGATGCCGGGATCCAGGCGGTACATATCGACGGGGAGACACCGGATGCGGTCAGAAAAGCTGCCATCGAGCAATTCAGAGCCGGGGAAATACAAGTACTGTGCAACGTGGACCTTATCAGTGAGGGGTTCGACGTGCCGGCCATGGAGGCGGTTATCTTACTTAGGCCCACGCAGTCCCTGACGCTCCACATTCAGCAATCAATGCGCCCAATGCGGCCGGATTGCAACAACCCGGATAAGGTTGCCGTCATCATTGACCACGTGGGGAATGTGTATCGACATGGGCTTCCTGACGAAGATCGGGACTGGTCCCTTGAGGGAAAAAAGAAAAAACAGCAGGAGCCCCGGGAAATATCACTGCGGCAGTGCCCGAGATGCTACGCTGCCCACCGTCCAGCACCTGGCTGCCCGCTCTGTGGATATGCATATGTGGCAGGAGAACGGTCCAAACCAGAGCAGCGCAAGGGCGAACTGGCCAAAATTGATGAACTTGAGCGTAAAAAACGCCGGCAAGAAGTTGGCCGGGCCAGAAATATTACCGATCTTGAACAGATTGCGCTACGGCGCGGCTATTCACTTAAATGGATTACAAAAATAGCTGAAATCAAAAGAATACCAGTAATTATCAGGTAAGGAGGCAATAACCATGCTTGAAAATGCAATTTCAAAAATAAGAACAGAAATGAACCAAAACGCCAACAACCCCTATATTCAGGTGGTTGGCGGATTCCTTTTGCAACACCTGGAGACATGCCCTGTATCGGCAGAAAAAATCATGGCCACAGACAAGACGATCGCAAAAAGCCTGGATGAAATGCGGAAAGTTGCTAATAAAAATAAAGTTGGTAATTGCGCAGTACTGACCGATGCTGAAGGTTTTGCGGTGGTCCTGAAGTATTTCGGGATTGAAGAAGCCCGGGTAAGCATACCCACGCCGGTACCAGCATTGCCCCCCGTCGCTCCGGTACCTGATTTTGATGTTAAGCTTGAGGATCTTCTATGATGGGGGGGCAAATGACTTGAAGAAAAACGGGTACGAGAATTATGAAGATTGTATTGACCACTTTACCCTGGGAATAAGTCAAGAAATTAAAGACTTTGCCACCAATGCGGTTTTCAGGCACAGCCGGTACATTTTTACCCGCCGTGAGGGGAAGCGCCAGTACGGCTACTGCACCCACTGCCGGAAAGAATTCCAAACCAGGGGCTACTTATTAGACCAGCACAGCGCTCCGATGAGCTTATAGCCGAAGGCAAGGCTCTTAACCATTGCGTTGGTACCTACGCTAAAAGATATGCTGACGGGGAGAATATTCTCCTGCTTATTCGCAAAATATCTGAGCCGGACAAACCGTATTATACCGCTGAGGTCAGGAACAGGCGGGTAGTGCAGATTAGAGGGATTGACAACTGTCATCCAGACAATCAGGTTAAAGAATTTATTAAGGTTTTTGAGGCGGAAAAACTACAAAACAAGAAAGTAAAGTCAAGAGTAAGAATACCGGCATAAGAAAGGAGATTTAAGATGGAAAAAGCGGTTGCGATACAGAGGACTCCTGAATTGATAGCGGCTGAAATTAACAATATCAAAAAACAAACAAGAACAATGGCCCTGTATAACAGTATTGAGATCGGCCGGCGCCTTGCTGAAGCAAAATTGGTAGTACCACATGGTGAATGGGGTAAGTGGCTTGAAAGATCGGTTGAATATTCCAAGAGCACAGCCAACAATCTCATGAGGATATTTGAAGAATATGGTCCCAATCAATTATCCCTTTTGGGGGATAATGCAAATTTCCAAGCGCTTGGAGATTTGAGCTATACCCAGGCCGTTGCTCTCCTCGGGGTGGAAGAACGGGAAAAATTTATCGAAGAACATGATCTCGAAAACATGTCCACCCGGGATCTGCAGCAGGCCATCAAGGAAAAAAATGAAGCGTTAAGGAAACTGGAAATTGCTCAAAAAGCCGCTGTTGAAAAATCGGAAGAGGCACAAATACTTTCAGCGGAAAAGTTCAAAATCGAAGCTAACCTCCAGACCACTGATCAGGTTCTTCGCAAAGCTCAGGATAGCGTTAAAATGCTGCAGGATGCACTTCAAAAAGAAAAAGACGAATCAAAGAGTGAAATCAAGAAACTGCAGCAATCTATGGCTGATATGAAAAAGCAACTCTCCGAAGCCCAGGCCTCCGGAAACACCGATGAGGTTGATCGTCTTTCCAAGTCCCTTGTCAAAACGGACAACGAACTCACGAAAGCTCTTGAAAAAATCGAAGAACTCGAACGCCAGCTCAGAGAAAAACCCATTGAAGCACCGGTTGCAACCATTGAAAAGATCCCGGATGAAGTACAAAAAGAACTTGACGAGCTCCGGAATAAAACAACCCAGCAGGGTACTAATGCCGCGGCCCTTAAGTTTAAGGTTTATTTCGATGAATTAGTTGACAATTTCAAATCCCTGCTGGGAGTGCTGGCCGAGATCGATGAAACCGAGCGGTATAAGAAAGCCGTTCTGGGATTAATCGAAAAAATGTCTGAGAGGCTTGCATAAATGAATGAACATTCGATTCAAAATCTCATTCGTTTAGAGCTTGCCAAGCTCGGAGTAATAACTTTTCGGGCTAATGTGGGCGAGGCCTGGACCGGTGACAGCATCAAGCACAACCCGGACGGCAGTATTACCATTTACCGGCCACGCCGGTTTAAGACAGGCCTACCCCCTGGTTTTTCCGATCTGTTCGGGGTTGCCGTCGGCGGTGGACGGGCGGTTTTCATAGAAGTTAAATCTAAAACCGGCCGCCTGCGCCCGGAGCAGGAGAATTTTCTTGCGCAGATGGCCAGGGCGGGGGCCCTGGCCGGAGTGGCCAGGAATCCGGAGGAAGCAAAGAAAATATTATCAGGTAATTCAAGGGAGGAAATAAACAGGTGAAAAACGTCAAACTTGACTTAAATAAAAATATTCTCACCATAACCATCGACATCAGCAAGGAATTCGGCCCTTCATCAAGCGGCAAAACCACAATTATTGCCAGCACTGAAGGAAATCAGCCCCTTCCTGGTTGTGATGATGTGAAGATCGGCCTGAATGTTTATAAGAAGAGTTAACTAAACTAAAGAGAGGGAGAAACCATTGAAACCTATATACGACTTTCTATTCTCCCTGTATGAGTACCTTGATCCTAAATATTATCTTTACCTATGGACGTTGTCCGGGCGGAAAACATACCCGTTTTCCGCCGGCGACATCCAGGCGATGGCAAAAACCGCCAGCCAGTTGGCGGCTGCCCATCATGACGTATATTTCGGTGTTGGGGTGACTGCCACAGGCCTGGGACAATATGAGCGGCCCAAAAACGAGGAAATTGCGGCCATTCCAGGCCTGTGGGTGGATATCGATATCAAACACCCGGTTCATAAGGTCCAGGAGCTCCCTCCTGACATACCGGCTGCCATGGAGCTTCTACCTGATGAACTCCCGCCGTCAATGGTGATCTGGAGCGGGTACGGCATCCATGCGTACTGGCTCTTTCGGGAGCCCTGGGAATTTGACACGCCTGAGGAGCGCGGCCAGGCCGCCGGCTTACTTCGGGCACTGCAGGCCGTAGTAAAACAAAATGCCGCCAGCCGTGGTTGGAAAATCGACACCACCGCGGACCTGACCCGGGTCTTACGGGTACCTGGAATCATGAACCAGAAACAACCGGACAACCCGGTCATGGCCCAGATTATTGAGCAGGGCGATATCAGATACAACCCTTCGGAAATTGAGGATCTGCTACCACCGGTCGAAACCGGCACTATCGCCCCTGGCCGAACAGCGGCATTCGAGCGCCGGCCGACTGACGGCCTGGCGGAACTCATGATCCGTTCCTGCCGCTTCTTGCAGCACTGCCAACTGAACGCTGCCAGCATCGCTTATGACGAATGGCTGGCGGCGCTGACAAATATTGTCCGGGCATCGGACGGCATCCAAGCAGTCCACCAGTTTTCCGCCCTGGACCCTGGGCGGTACCGACCTGAGGATACTGACAAAAAAATCAATGAGGCCCTAGCCATGAATCCGCAGTCATGCGAGTACATTCAGAAAGCTATCGGATTCCAGGGCTGCCCGCCGGACGGGTGCGGCGTGCAGGCCCCCTGCGGATGGAGCTTATCCAAAGTAGCGCAGGCCCGGGCCGTCGTCCGGGGGATCCCGGCGCCTACTCCGGAAGCTGTATTCGTCCCGGAGGTCCTGGGGGCCCTGGCGATTATAAAAAAACACGACCAGGCCGAATACGCTAAATTCAAGGCTTCCTGCAAGGGCCGCGTCAACCTGAATGATCTTGAAAAAAATATCAAGCAGCACCGGCAGCACGCTCGACAGGAAAATCCCTATCATTTAGTTCAGACAGGTGAGACTTCAGACAATTCGCCCGGGGAGACACCGCCGGGTACCAGGATGCTCAGGAATACCGTTCCGGAATTACCGGTGGACCTGGCGTTGCCACCGAACTTTAAATTCGAAAAATCAGGTATCCTGTTCGTCAAGGAGACAAGATCCGGGGACATCATGACCTATAAAGCCGCCGGCGCCCCAGTGATTATTACAGAACGTATTTTTAATGTGGATACGGAAACCGAGAAACTTGAAATTTGCTTCCAATACTTGAACGGGTGGCGCCGGGTGCTGTTTCCGCGGTCAACTATTTTCGATGCCAGAAAAATCCTGCGGATGGCAGACTTCGGGGTACCGGTATCCAGTGAATCATCTAAATATCTGGTTAAATGGTTTGATGCTCTTGCGGACATTAACCGTGATACCATACCTGTTTCCCAGGCTGTGTCAAAGCTGGGCTGGCGTGGTGACCGTGAATTTGTTCTCCCGAATTTTTCAAGCCGGTACCGCATCGATAACGACGACGACGGCAGCCAGCGGACAATTTCCGGCTTCACCACGGCCGGTACCCGGGAGGAATGGATCTCCAGGATGCAGTACCTGCGGCAGTCACCAAAGGCCAGGTTCATCCTGGCGGCCAGCTTCGCGGCGCCATTGCTCCGGATCCTGGGCCAGCGGAACTTCATCCTGCACAACTGGGGTGGTAGTCAGGACGGAAAAACGGCAACCCTTTGGGCGGTCATGTCGGTATGGGGGAACCCGGACCTGTTGATTGGAACGTTTGACGCCACCGCCACGGCCATGGAGCGCAAGGCCGCATTGCATTCTGACTTGCCGCTGGCCGTTAATGAGCGTGAGGTTTTAAACAGGTTCAAAAAACAGGATATCAACCCGCTGTTATACATCCTGGGCGAAGGCCGGGGCCGCGGCCGGGGAACTAAAACCGGGCTACAGAACTTGGCCACCTGGCGGACCATTATGCTATCTACAGGGGAAGGCACGCTGTCCAATACCGGTTCCTTGGAAGGTGTTATGACCCGGGTACTGGAAGTTTGCGACGGTCCTCTGGCGCATGACCGCGAGTTTGCCCGCGGTCTGTATTATTTCCTGCCGAGAAATCACGGCCATGCAGGACCTGAATTCCTGGCTCAGTTGCTGGCGGCTGACTACGGGGCTATTTTTACCACGTACCGCGAATTTCAGGCTGGGTTCAGGATATCCTATCCGGACTGCGTTGACAGCCATATCGACGCCGTGGCCTGCGTAGCGACTGCTGATTACCTGGCGTCATCCTGGGTGTTCGGTGAACCCTGGGAGCAGGCGAAGGCCGGCGCCACGGGCACTGCCGCCCAGGTGCTGGCCGGGCTGGTAACCAGGTCTGAGGCCAGCGAACCAGAAAGAGCCTGGGAGACATTTATTGACTGGTTGGCTGAAAACCAGGACAGGTTTACAGAGCGTGCCTCAGGGCCCCGGTTTGGGTATCGGGAAAGCTTGAATCTCTATGTAATTCGCAGTGTAGTAGACAGGTTTTTATCAGAACAATTTTCCAGTAGTCGAAGAATAATTCGGGAATGGGCTGCGGCCGGGAAAATTGATAGTTACCATCATGGTGGGAAGATTCGGTATGATATTCCAGGGAAAATTCTTGAGAGCGGGGTTAGAGCAAGGGTTATTAAAGTGATTAACCGTTAGTTTTTGTAGTGGTACTAGTGGTACAAGAGTGGTACAAGCTAAAAGCCTTGGGGCTGTAAGAATAATATATATATTGTACCACTGTACCACTAATATTTATATATATATATTCATATAGGACATACCCTACCTTAAGGTATACCCTAAAGGTATAGGTATAAAAAATATACATTATATATATCGAAAATCAGTGGTACAGTGGTACAAGACACAATTTGAACCAAGTATATCAAGGCTTGAGACCTATTTTGTTCTGTACCACCACACAATTGGTAGTACGACAGAATCCAATTTTAGCCCGGCATTGCTGGATTTTGGTGGTTCCATTAGTACGACAAGTTATCTATAGGTAAGAATCCAGTAATACCAAGGCTTTCATGGATTAAAGTCTGTACCACTATTAATGTACAAGCAAAGAGGATAAATATGGAAGCATACCTTAAGGATAAATATGGAAGCATACCTTGAGGAAAAATATGGGAGCATACCTTGAAAGGAGGCAGTGTTGATGGCAAGGGTAAAACGAGCCTCTTATTATAAGCCAAAAAAATTCAACCAGATAGGTTTATGTAAATATCATAACTGGTTACTGAGTTGGCGCCAGGTAAAAAATTACGGGTGCTTGCACAAAAAAAGAGAAGGTGATTGGTGTTGTTATTTTAGGCCGAATTTAAAACATGAATTCTGGTTAACCAGAGATATTCCTGAAAATATAAAACGTAAATTATTAAGTAATAGAAGAGGTGGTGAAGAAGCGTTATGATTTTAGCAGAAAAAATACTGCATTGTCCCCGATGTGGCGAAATCATGATCTACGAAAAACAAGGCTTCTGGTGCTGCCCCAGATGTGACGGGGAATTCTGGGATGATGAAAGTAAGCTTCTGCTGCTTAAAAGCGAAGAGAGAACTAGAGCGCAGGAAGAGCAGCTTCAAAAGCAGATGCGTTGGGCCGTCGGCGGCAGATATACTGAAGTGCTGCCGCTGATCCCGGTCCGGGATTATCGCAGCAGCGGGAGCCGGCTGTCGAGGCGAAAGCGGAAGAAGCCTGTGAAAAGGGTGTTGGATCTATGGCAGTTTGCTTAAAAAAACTCTTGACTTTGACAGAAAAGAGATGTATGCTATTTTTGTAGCGTATGCCCTGAAGCAGACAACCTAAAAAAAGGGGGATCTGGTGATATCGCCGGTCCCCCGCTAAAAATTTAAAGCTGTCCGGAAGGGCGGCTTTTGTGTTTTAAAAAAAGCAGCCTGGTTAGGGCTGCTCAACGATTCCGAGGCGGGTTTTTAGTCCTTCTTGGAGGACCTGAGAAAAATTTACATTAGCTTCATCACCGAGGACTTTTAGATACTTTGGAACTGATACATTGATTCGCATAGTAGTCATATCGTTTGCTCTGCGATATCTCGTAAAGTCGATGTCCACCCATGAAACAAGCTCATCGGCTTCATGCGGAGGTTCAGAGGTGGAAGGTTCAGGGATAATACGTCCGTCGTCTTGTTCGCATATTCCCCAAAGCCCAATAGCGTCACGAGCCATATAAATTGCTTCTGCGAGGTCTTTACCTTGTGTATTAATGTCGAGGTCGGGAACAGTTACTACGTATCCTTGATCGGTTGGTGTAAGGATAATGGGATACACCTTTGTCATTTAATAACACTCTCCTTTATTGCGGCAGATTAGAGGGCTATTTCAGCCCTCGCCGCTTAATGATTTTCTTTGCTAATGTGTCGTCTATTTCGGTTTGTCGTGAGATTGGTTCGTTTGCCGTTCCGTTAGTGTAAATGGTATGGTCATGACCTTCACGTTTTTTCCACCACCCGCTTTTCTTTAGAAGTTTTATTAAGTCTTTTCGTTTCATGCCCCTCACCTCTTGCTTATATTATACACAATAGATGTGTATATGTCAAGAGGTTTTTGTAAAAATATTTAAAAATATAGTGAGAATGTTGATACGGTGAATCCTTTTTATAAATCTAAAAAATGGAAAATTAAAAGAAAAAATATTCTCCGGCGCGACGGATATTTGTGCCGGGAGTGTATGCGATACGGAAAGAGTACACCAGCTACAACGGTTCATCACGTCTATCCTCTCGAGCAAAGGCCGGAGCTCAGCATGGTAAATTGGAACCTGATTAGCCTGTGTTGCAAGTGCCATGACAGCATGCACGACAGAAGTAATAACGAATTGACGGAGTTGGGGAAAGCCTGGCTGTCCAGGGTATCGCCACAAAATACAGCGGAGGTGCAATCCTGTGGAAGGCATAGAGGTATTTAGAAAGTTAAGGGATGCGTGTGATGATGTGGTAAAAGCCATTGAAAGCAACGATGAGAAAGAAACTGAAAATGCGATTGGTAGATTTATGTTATTGATGATGCAACTGGACACACTGAACTAGCCCCCCACCTTGAAGGCAAAAAATTAAACCAAACAGGGACCGGGCTGAGGAACTCTTTCCAATAGAGCGGCCATTGAAAAAAAATTTGGGAGGCGGGGAGGTGACAAAACTACCAAGCAAAGAAACGGTCAAGCGGGCAACCATAGCTGATATGAAAAAACTGGGTATCTATAAACCGGAATATAACCGGCTTATTGACATATACGCTGAACTGGTGGAGCAATACAGAATACTGACGAGCAGATTTGTGGAAAGCGACTATAAATACAGGGTGTATACTGACCAGGGCAGCGAAAAGAAAGCTCCGATAGTGGCTACACTTGAAACGCTCCGAAAGGATATCCTGGCATACTCAGACCGCCTCTGCCTCAATCCAAAAGCACTGGAGACTGTTACCGCTGAAAAGGCCGGGCAATCCAAACTGGCAGCAGCACTTCAAAGTCTTGAAAAAGAAACATAAAAACTTTGACACCGTAATGGAGTATGCCAGGAGCATTGTCGAAGGTAGAAAGATCGCTTGTAAGGAGCAAATCCAGGGTTGTCAAAGATTCTTGAAAGACCTGGCAAATCCGGAATACGATTTTAACCCGAAAGACGCTGAATTTGTAATCGGGATCATTGAAAAAACCTTTGTTCATGCTCAAGGTGAGAAATTAGACGGCACTCCGTTACGCGGGGAGCCTTTTTTATTGGAGCCGTTCCACAAATTCCAGGGTTACAACCTGCTGGGGTTTTACCACCGGGGGACTAAAATTAGACGCTTCAAAGAGGCGTTTATTTTTATCCCCAGGAAAAATATTAAAACTACTTTTGCCGCCGCTCTGGCGTGGGCGTTGGGGCTGCTGGAGAGAAAATCCGGGTCCAAGTGTTACATTGTGGGGGCTGCCCTGGAGCAATCACTCCAGAGTTTTAATTTCATTCTGTTCAATCTTGATCAGATGGGGGAGCGAGATAACTTCCGGGTACTGGATAACAACCAGGAGCACAGCATAAGCGGCGACTTGGGAAACGGGTCGATCTATATCAAAACTCTGGCTGCCAGCCCGGACCGGCAGGATTCCCTGAACTGTAACATTGCCATAGCGGATGAAATACACGCCTACAAGACGCCGAAGCAATACAATATCATCAAGGAGGCCATGAAGGCCTACACCAATAAACTGATGATTGGGATCACTACTGCCGGCGACGACATGACTTCGTTTTGTTACCAGCGGCTCCAATACTGCAAAAAGATTCTGGACGGCACAGTTAAGGACGAGGCCTATTTCGTTTTCATTTGCAAGGCCGATCAGGATGAAAACGGGGATGTGGACTACACAAACCCAGCTATTCACGAGATGGCGAACCCAGCGTATGGGGCTTCCATCCGGCCTGATGACATCATGAACGATGCCCTGCAGGCCCAGAACGACCCCCAGCAGAGAAAAGATTTTTTTGCGAAGTCGCTCAATGTCTACACGGCGGCCATGAAGGCCTATTTCAACATAGAGGAATTCCGGAAATCAGACCGGAAATATAATTGGACTTTGGCGGAACTGGCCCGGTTGCCTGTTGTTTGGTACGGCGGGGCTGATCTATCGAAGCTGCACGACCTGACGGCTGCGGCCCTGTACGGCAGCTATAGAACAGGTCACATGATAACGGTCCTAAACGAAAAGGGCGAGAAAATTGAGGTGCCAGAAGAAATTGATATCGCTATAACCCATGCATGGTTCCCTATTGTGGCCGCTGCCCGGAAAGCTGATGAGGATAATATCCCGTTATTTGGCTGGAGGGACGATGGCTGGCTTACTATGAGTAACCATCCCACTGTGAACTATACAGAAATAGTCAAGTGGTTTAAAGACATGAAAGCCAAAGGATTCAAGATAAAACAGATTGGCCATGACAAAAAGTTTTCCCGGGAATATTTTCTTGGCATGAAGCAAGCCGGCTTTTCTATTGTGGACCAGCCGCAATATTTCTGGCGAAAGTCAGAGGGATTTCGGCGCATTGAGCAAAAGGCAAAGGACGGCAGATTTTACTACCTGCATTCCGGAGCATTTGAATACTGTACACAAAACGTAAAAGCCATAGAAAAGACGGATGACCAGGTGCAATATGAAAAGGTCATGCCGAAGCAAAGGATAGACGTTTTCGATGCAGCAGTGTTTGCCTGCTGCCGGCTACTGGAGAACTTAGAGAAGTCAAGTCGGGCAAGAGGGTGGCTGGATGAATGAGCAAGAAAAAACGCAACCATAAAGCAAGGGACGCCCCTGCGCAGAAAAGGAGCGATACCTCCTGGCTTTGCTCGGTTGATGCCTACAATATCCTGACAACCGGCCAATACACAAGGCTGTCTGATTGTCCGGAAGTACGTATGTGTGCCCACGTCTACGCTGACCTGATCAGCAGTATGACTATTTACCTTATGATGAATACCGATAAGGGCGATATTCGCATCAAAAATGAGCTTTCCAGGAAGCTTGACATAGCTCCAAATAAGCTGATGACCAGGAAAACATTTATATACAACCTTGTCTGGACTCTGCTTCTTCCAGGGAAAGGGAATCAGGTAACATACCCTCGTTATATTGATGGTTATCTGGATAACCTTGTACCACTCAAACCCTCCCAGGTCAGCTTTTTGGATTCGGACGATGGTTATATTATTCGTTATGGCCAGCACAGCTACAGCCCGGACGAGGTATTGCACTTTGCTATTAATCCGGATCCGGAGCGGCCATGGATCGGAACGGGACGTCGGGTGGTTCTAAAAGATGTGATAAAAGGTCTTCGTCAGGCCGGGGCAACCAAGCAGGCGCTTATGGAGAGCCCGGCGCCGTCGATCATCGTCAAGGTTGACGGCCTTACGGAAGAGTTTGCAAGTGTCGAAGGGCGCACAAAACTATCAAAACAGTACCTGGATGCCAGCGAAAACGGCAGACCTTGGTTTATTCCATCAGAGGCGTTTGAAGTGCAGCAGGTCAAACCGCTGACATTGAATGATCTGGCTATTGCAAAAAACCTGGAGATTGATAAACGGACCGTGGCCGGGATTTTCGGCGTCCCGCCCTTCCTGGTTGGTGTGGGGGATTTCAAGGCGGATGAGTTTAATAATTTTATTTCCTCCCGGTTAATGCCGCTGGCGATGAGTGTTGAGCAGGAATTGACCAAAAAACTACTCTACTCACCTAACCTTTACTGGCGATTTAACCCGCGGAGCCTTTACTCCTACAGTCTTAAGGACATCATTGAAGCTGGTTCGGCCATGGTGGACCGCATGACCATGCGCAGGAACGAATGGCGGGACTGGGTTGGCATGGCTCCAGATGACGAGATGGACGAGCTGCTTGCTCTGGAGAATTATGTGCCGGCTGACAAGCTTGGTCAACAGAAGAAGTTGAACGGGGGTGATGAGGATGAATAGGAGCGCAAGGCAGGCCCGGGGTCTTCCAACACAATTCAGGGCGGCGGAGGCTAACGGTGAGAAATATATTGAGGGATATTTTGCTGTGTTTGGCGGTGTTTACGAGCTATGGCCGGGCGCAACGGAAAGCATCGCTGAAACCGCTTTTGATGGGGCCCTGTCCGATGACATCCGGGCACTTATCGACCACGAGACTCGCTTGGTCCTTGGGCGTAACAAGGCCGGGACTCTGGAGCTTAAGGTTGATGCCCAGGGGCTTTGGGGTCGGGTAAAAATCAATCCCTCTGACCAAGACGCTATGAACCTATATGCCAGGGTGGAACGCGGGGATATAACTCACTGCTCGTTTGGCTTTGATATTCTGGAAGAAGAAACAACATGGGGTGAAAATGGGAATGTTCACTGGACAATCAAGCGGGTAAAGCTCTACGAGATTTCTGTAGTAACCTTCCCGGCCTATGAAGATACGTCTGTGGCTGCCAGGAAAAAAGATTACGAACAGGTAAAAGCCCGTCAAGTCCAAGCATGGCGGGATACCATGAAAGCGAGGTTAAAGAAATGGCATTAAAACAATTGATCCTGAGTAAACGCATTTTGGCGCTAAAAAGTCAGTTGAACGAATTGCGGCAAAAGGACGCGGAGTTTGCAACCCGCTCCGAAGAGTTGAAAACACGTGAGGCAGAGCTTGAAGCTGCGGTTAATGAGATTACCGACGAAACTCCGGAAGAGGATAAGGCCACTGTAGACGAAGCGGTGGCCGTGTTTGAGGCTGACCAGGAAGCCTTGGCAACTGACCAGCAGGCCAATGAGGACGCGAAAAAAAAGTTAGAGGACGAAATCCAAAGCCTGCAAAAGGAACTGGACGAAATCGACAGCCGGTTAAAAACCCCTCCGGCTTCGACGGTACCGAAGGAGCCCGAAAAAAGAAAGGATGAGCCGTACATGAGCAAACGTGTTAAATTTTTGGGTATGACCCGTGAACAGCGCACCTCCCTGGTGGCCCGGGACGATGTGAAAGAATTTTTAACCCGTGTTCGTGGGATGATTGGACAAAAGAGGGCCGTAACCGGCGCGGAGTTGACTATTCCTGAAGTGATGTTGGAACTACTGCGGGATAACATGCACCGGTACTCTAAACTCGTTACGAAGATCAAACTCAAGCCCGTGGCCGGCAAGGCCCGGCAGAACATAGCCGGGACCGTGCCGGAAGCAGTGTGGACTGAAGCTGTGGCTGCTCTAAACGAACTGACCCTGAGCTTTGCTCAGATCGAAGTTGACGGGTATAAGGTTGGTGGGTATATCCCGATCCCGAACTCTACCCTGGAAGATTCGGACGAAAACTTGGCCGATGAAATTCTGGATTCTCTGGGCCAGGCAATCGGTCTTGCAATTGACAAAGCTATTTTGTTTGGCAATGGCTCCAAAATGCCGATTGGTATTGCCACCAGACTGGCTCAAACTTCACAACCCGCAAACTGGGATGCTGATGGCCCCGACTGGACTGACCTGCACGTCACCAATATTCTGCAGATCAACCCGTCCGGGATGACCGCAGAGGAGTTCTTTGCGGCATTGATTCTTGATCTCGGGGTAGCTAAAGCTAATTACAGTGATGGCAGCAAGTTTTGGGCTCTGAATACCCTGACCTGGAATACCTTGCTTTCAAAAGCTGTGGTCTTTAATGCGGCCGGCGCCCTCGTTTCCGGAATGAATATGACCATGCCTATTGTTGGCGGGGATATCGTTATTCTAGATTTCCTGGCCGATTACGACATTATCGGTGGTTATGGCAGTCTGTTCCTACTGGCGGAGCGTGCCGGCGCCCAGTTGGCAGTTTCTGAACACGCTCTGTTTATTGAAGATCAGACCGTGTTCAGAGGTACGGCACGCTATGACGGTAAGCCGGTATTCGGTGAAGGCTTTGTCATGGTGAATATCAACAACGCGGCGCCTACTGCAACTACCACCTTCGCGGCTGACCTGGCTAATACAGTTAAGACTCCGGTTGCCTTGCCGATTGCCGGGACTTATGCTGGCGGCAGCAAGGATATCGATCTGACTTGCGAGACGTCAGGGGCAGCAATCTACTATACTACTGACGGCAGCACTCCGGATGCAACAAAGACGCTATATAACGGCCCGATTACAGTTACTACAGGCAGTACAACTATTAAGGCTATCGCTATTAAAACCGGCATGACTAATTCTGCCATTCTAACCGCGGCCTACACCATCACGGCCTAATTAGGCGGTGATTAAACGATGGATGCAGCGGCAATTGTTTCGCTAGTTAAAGAACGTCTTGGAATCAAAACGGCGGTCAGGGACACTTACCTGACCGCCATCGCCAACGGCGTAATAACAGAATTGCAAGATGAAAAGGGGTTAGTTCTGGATGAGGCTAACTTTCATCACTTGATTTTCGTGGTTGATTACGTCACATGGAGATATCAAAGCAGAGACAAAGATAACGGGATGCCCAGGCATCTGCAGTACCGGCTGCACAGTCTATTCATCCACCTTGCGGTAAACAGGCTGAGGGTAGACGCAATATTGACCGTTGATGTTCTTCCTGCATTACCGGACCTGTATACAGTGTATTTGCTTAGTACGGATGGCAGTAAGCAAATGTATATTGACGGGGTTTGGACGACCGTAGACCTTGTAAATGGCGTCTGGGTGGTGGCGTAATGACCTATGATCACGAACTCACCTTAATCAGCCAGACCTACACAGAGGATGAAATTGGAAACCAAATACCGACTGAAACGGAAACGGTAATTTTGTGCGGTCTTAAATCTGTGGGCCGCTCGGAGCATTACAATGCCGCCCTTACGGGATTGCGGCCAGAGTTGATATTTGTTGTCCACGGATACGAGTATAACGGAGAAAAGAAAGTCGTCTTTGAAGGCGTCCGGTACAATGTCATTCGTACCTATGCGGTTGACTTTGAAGAGCTTGAACTTACCTGTGAAAAAATAGCCGGTGACGGTTGAAAGGAGGCATGATCGATGACATTACATGACTTATCCGGTCAAAAGTTTGGTCGGCTTACTGTTGTTTCTTTAACCAATAAACGTTCAAAAAATGGAATCATTTTTTGGGAATGCCTATGTGAATGCGGAAAATTTACAGAGGTTAGGCGTGACCGGTTTCTAAACGGAAATACAAGGAGTTGTGGATGTCTTAATGCTGAATTGATCAAAACACGCCCGGTCACACACGGAAAAAGGCGCACCCGGCTATATAACATATGGTCAGGGATGAAAGGCCGCTGCTACAATCCGAAAAACAGTCGATATAAAAATTATGGTGGACGCGGGATTACAGTTTGCGCAGAATGGATTAACGATTTTGAAGCTTTTTATACTTGGGCCATGCAGAATGGATACTCTGATGAGTTGTCTATTGACCGGATTGAGTTGGACGGAAATTATGAACCCGGTAATTGCCGCTTCTCTGATAAATTCACCCAGGCTCGCAATAAGACCAACACTGGTATTAGCTATAAAGGGCTAATGAGTCGGTATTATCGGGGTGACACAGAAGAAAGGTTAACAGAAAGATGCAGGCGTGAAAGGGTGGGTGCTGATGGCTAATGTCCGTATAGACCAACTGACCACCGCCATCACTGATGCCGTCAGGGATTACACCGAGGGTGTGAGTGAAGCAGTCAGGAAAGAGGTTGACATCACGGTCGACAATGTCCTTAGAGAGGTAAAATCACTGGCCAGGAAACATACCGGGGAATATGCCAGGACCTTTGTAAAGACCAACAAGTCTTTCCCGGGTAAGCGCCGGTATGTGGTCTGGAACCGCAAGCACTATAGGCGAGTCCACCTGCTCGAATTCGGCCATGCCAAGGTCAGCGGTGGCCGGGTAAAGGCCTATCCGCATATGCGGCCGGCACATGATAAGTATGCAGGTAAGTTGCAGGAAAATATTAAGCGGATTATCAGAAACGGGGGCTAGTTATGACCCAGGCCGAACTTTATACGGCTTTGAAAAGCCTCGGCATGCCTGTGGCCTATGGGGAGTTTACAACCCCGCAGATACCGCCGTTTATTACTTACCAATTCGCTTATAGTGATGACATGATGGCAGATAATCAGAATTACTTGGAAGTAGGTAATTTTCAAGTAGAGCTTTACACTGATAAGAAAGATTCAGTAACTGAAACATCGGTCCAGAACAAACTTAAGGAACTGCGTATGCCTTATTCGAAGATTGAAGTCTGGCTGGATGAAGAAAATTTACGCCAGATAATCTATGAAATTCAATTAATAGGAGGTTAAAACAATGGGAAATAGCAAAGCGATAATCGGTATTGATCAGTTGCATTACGCCTTGTTAATTTCAGACACTGTAACCGGGGCCTCTTGGCAAGCGGCTGCTGCTGTGCCAGGCATTACTGAAATCGGCGTAAACCCGAACGGGGTGATTACTACTTTATTCGCGGATAATGCGCCGGCAATTGTGGCGAATAGCATTGGTGAAATCGAGGTATCTTTGAAGCTTGCAGACCTTACTCCAGTTGAGCGCGCGGTTTTGCTCGGGCACACGCGCGCAGGAGGTGTAACCAAATATGCTGGAAATGATATTTCCCCGGACGCGGCCATCGGCTTCCGCACAACCCTTTCGGACGGCACTTTCGGATACGTCTGGCTTCACAAGGGGAAATTCGCAGAAGCCCAGGAAACGTTTACTACGAAAGAGAGTAAGCTCGCCTTTCAAGTTCCTACGTTGACAGGTAAGTTCACTGTACTTGCCTATAATAATGAGTATAAGCGGACGACCCGAGGCGATGATCCGGATTACGTTGCTGCGACGGGGACCAACTGGTTCACCAGTGGGCCACTCGGCACTACTGACACAACTCCCCCAATCGCTACCAGCGTACCGGTTGATGCCGCTGCCGGTGTTGCTGTTGACGCTAACATCGTTATTACCTTCGATGAAGCAATCCAGGTTAGCGATGTGACTGCAGCGAACTTCATTCTCATGAAAGCAGACGGCACTGTTATCCCTGGGGCATTATCAATTGACGCTAATCACGAAATCATCACCTTCAACCCGGCATCTAACCTTAGTGCTTTAACGGATCATGTTTTTATTGTCACCACAGGGGTTAAGGATTTGGCCGGCAACGCGATGGCGGCGCCACTCATCGTGAACTTCACTACTGCTTAAGGGCGGTCCCAGTGCCGCCCTCAATTTTACATAACCACTAAATCAGGGGGTAAGAACGTGAAAACTCCACCGCAAATTATGATCAACGGCAAAAAATATGTTATGTCGAAACCAAAAGTAAAACTGTGGCGGCAAATAATTAAATTCCAGGAGGCTTATAAAAATGGCGAACTTGATGGGGAAATGATCATCGACGAGATGTTAGGGGTTATTGAAACCGCATTCAACAATACCAATGTAACAAGAGATGCCATTGAGGAAAACATGGATTTCGAGGAACTTGCCAGAGTTGTCGGTTATATCAGGGAATACGTAACCGGCGTGCCCAATATGAAGGCGGCGCAAGTCCCAAACGCAGTAACTCCGGCAAGGATATAAGTCACTTGTCGGAGTATCAAATGGTAATTTATTTTTGTCTCTCTTTTTGCAGAGCATTTAATAAATTGCAGGGCGAAGTGGATAACGAGTATGTCGAGGACTTGTTTGACATGCTTATTGTGGCAAATTTGACTGATGATGCCCCTAAAAAGGTATATGCTGATCAGGTTGGTTTATTTTAGTAGTTTGTCTATTGCTGATTGTAGCAATTCAAGTTTTCGGTTATACCCTTTCTTCATTTCGGTTTCATACAGTTGTTTCAAATCGCTATCAGAAATAGGTTTTGTTGCATAAAAGAGAAAACTTTCTACGTTTAAACGGATGCTATCACCATAACCTAGTCCTTTTGTATATAAGTCATCTTTTTTTGCCTTATCTGATAGCTTTACATCTGACCTGTACTGGCTATACTGATTTCTCAACTCTTTAACTTTTGGATAATGAATAGATAGTTTTTCAGATAATTGTTCTTTACTGATTTGTCCACTTTCCCAAGAAGCGTAATCTATTCTTATTTGTGCCACGATAGGCTGTAACTGGTTAAGCCAGTCTTTTTCTTTTGATGCAAAATCTTTTAGTTCATTTGAACCAGAACAGCCAAATACAAACATTAAAAGAAGTAAAATCGTCGCCAGTAATAATTTTTTCAATTGCAATTCCTCCTCGTAAATTTAATTTTCCAGTATATTCGCTGGAATTTTTTATATTCCTGCCTGAAGGGGATGGATAAATTGTCGGAGACCATTAAAGGCATAAATGTAGTTATCGGCTCTGATACGACAGGTTTATCAAAAGCCCTTTCTGATGTTAATAAAAATGCTCGAAATATTCAGAGTGAGCTAAAACAGGTTGAAAAACTCCTGAAATTAGATCCCTCAAATACTCAGCTTGTGGCGCAAAAACAAAAGCTCCTGGCTGATGCAATTGCCAATTCTGAAGAAAAGTTGAACAAGCTCCGGGTTGCGCAAGAACAAGTTAATGAGCAATTTGCCCGGGGCGAGATTAGTGAAGGGCAGTACCGGGCTTTCCAGCGTGAAGTGGTCAAAGCCGAACAGGAGTTAAGACGATTTCAGGACGATGCTGATAAAGTACAGCAAGCTATTGCCGGGCTATTTGACGACGTGACGACTGATAAGCTTATCCGTGAACTCAGAGCAGGCGGCCAGGCCGGGGAGGCGGCGGCACAGGAAATAGCTCAGGCATTTGCTCAGATAGATGACGAAGTAGACCGAAACAGGCGTAGCTTGCTGCTATATGGCGATACCTGGCATAAAATGGAGCAGGATGCTAAGCGGGCTCTTGGCGGGGTCCAGGACGAGCTGCGTGATACCGACAGACTAATGGATAAAGTTAAGCAGGGTGTTGCTGCAGCAGGTGTTGGTATCGGCGGGGGCGAGATAGCCGGCGGGCTCGACTCAGCGACAGCAAGTGCAGGCCATCTCCGGGCCATGCTTGGACTGACGAAAGAAGAGGCCAAAGAGTTCGAAGGTATTGCCAGAGATGTGTATGCCGATAATTTCGGTGAAACCATGCGGGAAGCCGGCGAGGTTACCGCAAGAACACACCAGGCTCTTGGACTTGTTGGAGAAGATTTAAAAAATCAAACTGAAAATGTTTTTCGCTTAAATAATGTTTTTGCTGAACTTGGTGCGGACACGCAATCGGACCTTGAGGCCGTGCGGGCAATTACAAAAGCGTGGGAGATAGATTCGCAGCAAGCTTTTGATGTAATTACTACCGGTTTTCAGGGAGGCGCTGGCAATGCTGGGGATTTACTTGATACTTTTCAGGAGTATCCTGCACATTTTAAAGCCATAGGGTTATCTGCTACCGATATGCTAAACTGGCTTAGCATTGGTATGGAGAACGGCGCCAGAAATACTGATTACCTGGCTGATGCGGTCAAAGAATTCGGTATAAGAGTAAAAACAGATGGGGATACCGCGCAGCAGGCCATCATGAGCATGTTTCCGGCGGATGAGGCCAATAGGATTATCGCTGCCTTCGCTCAGGGTGGTGAGGCTGGGAGAAATGCTTTCTTCCAGGTGTTTGAGGCCTTAAATCAGGTAGGCAGTGAGCAGGAAAAGTATAATCTTGGCATTCAGTTGATGGGCACCAAGTTTGAGGACTTGACCGCAGATCAGATCAGCAGCATTGTAGCGGCGTTTGCGGAAACGAAAGATAAAACAGTAGATTTAAGTGGGGCAACACAATCCTTAGACGAAGAATATTCCGGTTTCATGGCTACGTTGGAGGGAATTAAGCGCTCTCTGGAGATGTCTTTTCTTGCCCCTCTTGGTGATGCGGTACCACTTATCACCGGTCTTATTGATATTGGTTCGAAATTGGGTATGACGTTCTTTGGTTTGTCGGCCATGGGGATAGATATGACGGTCATAATAGGCAAGCTTGGTACTGCTTTCAGCGTGGTATCGAATATATTAAGTGTTGGTTTTGGCGGTGCGCTATCGTTTATTATGAGTCCTCTGGGCATAGCATTGGTTGCTATTGCCGGTCTAGCTGCGATAGCCTATGTGGTAATTAAAAATTGGGAACCGATTTCAACGTTTTTTAAAAACCTCTGGGAGAGCATTGAGAATATTTTTAATGGGGCTGTGGAAAGTGTAAAAGCGCTAATAGAGGATACTTGGAATGGAATCAAATCTACCACAGAAACCATTTGGGAAGGCCTGAAGCAGTTCTTAGTCGACTGGTGGCCGATCCTGCTGGGGATCCTGGGCGGCCCAGTAGGAATACTGGCTGGCTTTATCTATAAGAATTGGGATGGGATAAGTCAAAAAACTGGTGAAATATGGGGTAATATTAAAACCGCAGTTGTCAGGACTGCTGGTAACCTGGTAAACGAGGCTACAGCTAAATTAAACGAGCTATGGAATTGGCTGGCTGGGCTACCGAAGCGAGCCCGGGAGTGGGGCAGTAATATTATTCGAAGTTTTATCGATGGTATCACCTCGTTACATGTTCCTCTGCCTCATGTTCGTGTCGGGACCGGGTATAGATCGGTGGGGCCTGTAACTGTACCGTATCCCGTATTTGACGTGAGCTGGTACAGTAAAGGTGGTATTTTTACCAGCCCGTCCATAATCGGCGTTGGCGAGGCGGGGACAGAGGCCGTTCTGCCGATTGAAAAGCTATCCTCGCTGATTGATTACAACCGCCTGGCTAGTGCTATTGTAAGCGCTTTAAAAGGCGCACAGTTCGAAGTTTCCGGCAGCGGCGGCATAACCGCTTTGGTGCTCGACAACCAAGATCTGATGAAACTTGAGCGCAAATTGCAGCCGATACGCCAGCTTGAGAAAGCGAGAAGAGGCGAATGAATGTCTATATCGGTATAGTAGGGTCACTGCAAAGTGAGAAAACTCTACTACCTCCAAATGGGCGCAAACTATCAGAAACAACAAAGGAGATTCGCCGGTCCATCCGGCTTTCATCTGGAAAAACAGTTATCGATGTAATCGCCACGAAGAAAGTTTTTGTGTTTTCTTATAACCTTATTACCGGTCCAGATATAGATATATGGCTTGCCTTTGTCGGATCGGGTACCTGGGAGATCGAGATTGAGCGCAGAGACGGCACTTTTGGCAAATACTCAATCAGATTCTCAGATGAAACCAGCCAGATAATAAGAAGTACGGTTGGAGGCTGGCTGTATGAAAATGTCTCCTTTACGCTGGAGGAAATTTAAATGATCATGGTTAGCAATGATTATAAAACAGCCATAAACGCCGACGTGCGAAACATAAAACCCCGGGTGCTGGCATACTTCGACGGGGACGGCCAGCCTCCGATCGAGCTTGATGAAAACACTATTGTAGATATTCATCTGCTCGAAGAAGCTCATGCGGAGTCAGATAATCCCCTGGGGCTGGTATCAGCAAACGAAACAACTATCAGCTTCGATAATTCAAGTAGAGATTTTACGCCAACAAATTTAACCAGCCCGTACTATGATAAGCTCCGGCCAAACCTTTTAATCAAGCCTTACTTAGGCTTGGAAACTTCACCCGGTACTTTTGAATATGTGCCTTTGGGAGTTTTCCGTACCGGCGATTGGTCGGCGCCGTCTGAATCGGTAGAAGCCACGGTTACCGGATATGACAAGTTGTATGAGCTTGGCAATAAGGATATTCCCATGCTGCCGGTGCAAACAAATACCACTGTAGCCGGGATGTTTGAATTACTCTTTCAGGTTTTGGGTTTGGCTCCCGATCAATACGAAATTGACATCAGCCTGAACCAGCCAATTCAAGTTGGGTGGTTCCCGAAAGGAAAAGTTAGAGACGCTTTTCAAGTACTGGCTATCGCTGGAAACTGCAATGTTTCAGCAAACCGGTATGGTGTAGTTAGAGTTAAGAATAACTTCAAGTCTGGAAACGCTGTAGTTACTTTAACCGACAATGACCAAATTATCATTGCGGAAAACCCGCAAAAATATTTGGACACATATAACAAAGTATCTATGATTTACAAAACACCGTACCTTAAAAAATCTGATTCTTTATTGAAAATAGATTCAATCGCCATACCAAACGGCGGCTTTATTTTTCAAAATTTAGCATTTAGTGGGCCGGTAGCGATAATTGACCAAATAAGTCTCGTTGGGGCTAAAAATGCAGTAGTTGAATCGATAGAATACGGAACCTGGTCGATTACCGTTTCTGTGTCTAATTCAGGCCCTGCGGAAACAGTTAGTTTGGAAGTATTTGGACGGATGATTGAAACATTAAATTCAACCTCACTAATTCAAGATGAGTACTTGTTGGCAAGATGGGGTGAAAGAGAGTTAAAAATAGATAATGAGATGATCCAGGACAAAGAAGTTGCAACGTTATATGCACAATCGTTACTTTCGCTTCTAAAAGACCCGTATATGAATCTTTCTTTAGATGTTCGCGGTGATCCTGCGCTAGAAGTGAATGATATTGTAGAAATTCAAGACCAAACAGACAAAATTGGAATCGTTGATGCGCTCCCGATTCGCATTACGCTTAATTATGATGGCGGCTTAGGCGGCAGGATTGAGGCACGAAAGCCGATTGCGCCACATGATTGGGTGTTCATGTCGCCTGGACTTTACGCTTATGTTCCGAGAGACATAGTTCCTTAAAAGGAAGGAGGTCATAAA